AACATTTCCTCAAAGATGCGCGAGGGTTGGGAGCCGGTAAAGGCATCAGAGCATCCTGAAATTCAGCTTATGGGCGCTAAGACTAGCGTACCGGACAGCATTGAAATCGGCGGCTTGATCCTTTGCAAAACACCTGCTGAGTTTGTCGAACAACGGGATGCTTTCTACCGACAGCAGGCCGATGGGCAGATGAATTCGGTTGACAACAACTTCATGCGCGAGAACGATCCTCGTATGCCACTCTTCCGAGAACGGCAAACGAAAGTGTCGTTTGGGCGCGGTACTTAACTAAGGAGTCTTAAATGGCATCAGTTGCTTCTCCCTACGGGCTAAAGCCTGTAAACCTCATCGGCGGTCAGCCGTATGCTGGTAGCACCCGCACGTTCTTGATTGACCCTGCTGGCACTGCCTCCACCATCTACAACGGTTCGCCCGTGTATGTAAACGCCAACGGCTATCTGGCTGTGGCTACCGCTACCGGCGCAGACGCTACTACCAATGGTTTCCCCACTGGTACGGCTAATACCGGCATCGTTGGTGTGTTCGTTGGCTGCTCCTATGTGAACGCACAAGGTCAGCAAATCTTCGCTCAATACTACCCAACCGGTGTGACCGGCGTAGTTACGGCGTACGTGGTCGATGACTACGATGTTGTGTTCCAAGTCCAGTCCGCTGGCTCGGTTACGCAAGCCGCTCTCGGTGCCAACGTGTTCTTCTCGACTGGCGCTGTGGCAACTGGCTCTACTGCAACTGGCAACTCTACGGCTTCTGTCGTGGCCGGTGCCTCTGCTGTGACCACTACCGCCGCCTTCCGTGTCGTTGGTTTCGCCTCCACCCCCGGTGATGCGGCCACGGACCTTTTGGTGAAGATCAACCCCGGTTACCACACCTACAGCAACGCTGTTGGCCTGTAAGGAGCTAAATCATGGCAATTTCACGCGCACAACTACTTAAAGAACTTCTCCCCGGCCTGAACGCCTTGTTCGGCATGGAGTACGCCCGTTACGGTGAAGAGCATAAAGAAATTTATGAAACCGAATCGTCCGAGCGTTCTTTCGAAGAAGAAACCAAACTGGCAGGCTTCGGTGCTGCTCCGGTGAAGAACGAAGGCCAAGCCATCGCGTATGACAACGCGCAGGAAGCATGGACCGCTCGTTACAACCACGAGACTATCGCCATGGGTTTCTCCATTACCGAAGAGGCAATGGAAGACAACCTGTACGACAGCCTGTCGGCACGGTACACCAAGTCCCTCGCACGGGCTATGGCATACACCAAGCAGATCAAGGCTGCGGCCATCCTGAACACCGGTTTCACTGGTGCAGGTAACCCCGTGTACGGTGACGGCAAGGTTCTGTTTGCTACTGACCACCCGTTGGTTAGCGGCGGCACGAACAGCAATCGCCCGACCACTGGCGCTGACCTGAACGAGACTTCTCTGGAAGCCGCCGTTATCCAGATCGCCGCTTGGACGGACGAGCGTGGTCTGCTGATCGCTGCAAAGCCGAAGAAGCTGATTGTTCCGCCGAGCCTCCAGTTCGTTGCGACCCGTCTGTTGGAAACCAGCCTGCGTGTTGGTACTACCGACAACGACATCAACGCTCTGAAGAGCAACGGTTCGATCCCCGGTGGCTACACCGTCAACCACTTCTTGACGGACACCAACGCTTGGTTCCTCATCACTGATGTGCCGAATGGTCTGAAGCACTTTGTGCGGACGCCGTTGAGCACTTCAATGGACGCAGATTTCGATACTGGAAACTCTCGGTATAAAGCCCGCGAGCGCTATTCCTTCGGCGTCAGCGATTCGCTCGGCATTTTCGGTTCGCCGGGCGCTTAACCAGCCTAAAACAAGGGTTTACCCCTAGTTTAAGCCCCTTCGGGGGCTTTTTTGTACCTATGAAAGATACAAGGCTCGTAAACGCGTGCGTGGTCAAGTGTTCTCGGGTATAGTAGCAGTCATTACCACAAGGAGTTTACATGGCTGTTATTTACCGGATCACCAATATGGCTAATGGGCACTACTACATTGGCAGTGCCGAGTCCTTCGCGCGGAGAGAGTGGCAACACAAATACGACCTTAAGCGCGGGGCGCATAAAAATCCTCGTTTACAGGCGGCATGGAACAAGTACGGCGCAGATATGTTTGTTTTTGAGGTCATTGAGGAGGTGCCAGAAGGACGAGCAACCTTTGACGTAGAGAACACGTATCTGATGAAGTGCGTGGGGCAGCCGGATTGCTACAACATCAATGTCGATGCGTATGTCCCACGGCTTGGCATTCCGCATACCGAAGCGTCCAAGCTAAAAATGTCTATTTCCACGCACAAGGTATTGGCTGAAGGTCGCGGCGGAAAATTTATCCCTACTGAACACACTAGATCAAAAATGGCGGAAGCCTTAAAAGGCAATCAAAACGCACTGGGGTATAAGCGGACCGATGCGGAGAAAGATGCTATTCGCCAGCGAACCTTGGGTAACCAGAACTTTCTTGGTAAGACGCACACAGAAGAGACAAAACAAAAGCTACGCCGACCTATTTATGCACTGCTGCCCGATGGGAACCGCCGAGACTTCATTGGCGTCTATGAGGCCGGAGTTGAGCTTGGAACGCCATATCCAATGCTGGTGCGTATTTGTAAGTCAAAGAAACCCGTAACACGCGGTAAGTTTGCCGGATGGCAATTCTTCTACGCCGATTCACAGGCAGCGCCGATAACAATTCCCGCTGAGTACCAACACCTACCCCGCTCCAGATCAGAAGCCAAAGCAACTGGCGCAAAGCAATACTTCACCGGCCTTCCGTGTGATCGCGGCCACATCAGCTTACGTGCTGCTAAAGGTACTTGTATTGCTTGCCGCAGAGAGGATGAAAAGAAATTGCGCCGCGAGGAATAACGTGCTATATTTAAACCATTCCGGGGTTACCGGTGCATCAAACTGTCCCGGCAGACGACATACCGATTGATGCGCTTATCTTGTATGTAAGGACAAATTATGAGCTTTTCCTCATTCTCCGGCCCCCTGCGCGTCGGTACGGTTTTGAACAACCCCGGTCGTAACGCTGGTCTGGTTGTTCTTACTCAATCGTATGACTCCGGCGATCTGACCGGCACCACCACAGGTAACTACGACGTTGCCGCGATGGTTCTCCCTGCTGGCTCACAGATCATCAACATCGTGATTGACCAAGTTGTCGCCGCTACTACCGGCACCACGACGGTTTCTGTTGGCACGACTTCTGGTGGCGCTCAGTTGTCTGCTGCTGTCGCTACCACTGCTGGCGGTCGATTCACAGGCACTACCACTGCTGCTACTCAGCTTGCTTGGCAAACCTCTACCGCTGCGGATACGGTTGTTTACATCCGTGACGTAGTTGGGACTGGTACGCTGGGTGCAGGCCGGTTCATCGTCACTGTGAACTACGCGCAAAAAGTAGTTAGCGGCACCACGGCCATTGCCAACCCAGTCTCGGCTTAATTGATCTAGGGGGCTTCGGCCCCCTGTCTACAGGAGATTAGGCATGTCTATGCAAACAGATGTAAAGTCAGTTCATTCAATTGGCGCACAAACCAATCAAGCACTTATTTCTGGCCGTGTCCGAGTTAAATCGGTAATCATTACCGGGGGCGCTGCGGCTGGCATGGCACGGTTCCTTGATGCTTCGGGTGGCAATATTTTGCTGGAGTTGGATACAGGTTCAAACTCGAACATGACCAACGTCATTCTGCCCGGCGAAGGCATCTTGTTTCCCAATGGGGTTTGGTACACCACTGTTGCCACTGCGCCACTAGGCGTTACCGTGTGCTATGGCTAAGAACCCGTCCCTCGCTGTTGGCCGTGGAGAAAAGCTCCCTGTATCCAAGGGCGCTGGGCTGACTGCCAAGGGTCGCGCCAAGTACAACGCGGCGACTGGAAGTAACCTCAAAGCCCCTCAACCGCAAGGCGGTAGCAGGAAAGATTCCTTTTGCGCTCGTATGTCGGGTATGCCGGGACCAATGAAAGACGAGAAGGGCAGGCCAACACGCAAGGCGGCTTCTCTCGCTAGATGGAAATGCTGAAGATGGAAATGATGATTTGGAACGTCATACTCACCGCCATCGTGGCGTTGCTTGGCTTTATCCTGAAAGAGAAGTTTGGCGAGCTTAACCGCATCAGCATCCTTCTGAACCGGACCCGCGAAGAAGTTGCTCGTGACCACATCACACGCACTGAGTTTCGCGCAGACATGCAGCAGTTGCTGGACAGGTTTGACCGGATCGAGCGCAAGCTAGACAACCTACGGAGTAGCGGAAGTGCCCTCCAGCAGTAGGAAAATGCACAACTTTATGGCGGCT